CTCGACAACAGTCACAGTGCCAGCTTGGAAAAGCTCTGCGCCGTTAGTCAGGTTCTGACCGATCAGCTTGTGATACATCACGCCGTCCATCACATCACAAACCAGCAACTGGCTGGAATCGCCAAACAGTGCGTGTGAGTTGTTGATGTCGTTGTAGGTCAGATCACGGCCAGTGCCGATGTCATTCGTGACCGTTGCTCCGAGGTTCTCCATTGCAGCGATTGCTGATGCAATACCAGCGTTCAGCATGTCACGCAGCATTGCTTCTGCCATGTTGCGAGAGATAACTTCAACAGCAATAGTCGGGTTATCACCGACCCAACGCAGTTGTGAAGGTTCCCACTCAATTGGACCAAAACCGCCGGCAACCTTTGCAGTCACATGCTCAAGCTGTGCAAGCTGAGTGCTTGATGCGCTGGTGTTGGTGGCGTAGCGATCAACTCGGCGTTGTGCGCTGTGCAGGCTGGAGAACATTGACTTCAGGAAGAAGTCGCCGTCAAAACCTTGCGTAGACAACTGAATGCCGCCGTTGCTGGCTGCGTTAAATTTCTCGACCATTTGTGCAACAGTTTCAATTGTTGCTTCACGGACGTACTCGTTAAACACTTTCATGTTGGTTAGAGCCATGATAATTACCTCTTAGGTTATGGCGTTAAGTCAGGGAATTTTGTGGCGAAATATGCTGCTCGTTCAACAGGTGAGCCATCAATTCTGCCTTTTATCGAGGCAGCCCCGCCGCCATTTCCACCAGTGGCTCCACCACCAGAGTTTGCAGGAGCTTGGACAAAATGCTTGCCTTCGTCACCCGCTGCCCATTCCTTCACAAAGTCTGAAAGGGCTTTATCACCGATCTTTGCAATTCGCGCATCACCTTCAACAACGATTTGCACATTTTCCTTCAACATCGCCTGTACTGCTTTTAGGTGTGTTGGGTTTGTCACTCCAGCCTTAGACAGCTCTGCTGTTAGGCCGTTTTGTATCAAAAGCTGGCGAGTGTATTTCGACTCTGAGTCTAGAGCATTGCTTTTCTCTTCAAAATTCTTGGACAAATCTTTGTACTGCTTTTGCAGTGTTGCGTTATCAGCTTGCGACTTTTCTAGCGCAGCCTCTAAACGCTCAACCTCTGCTGGATCAACGGACTTGCCGTTTCTTTCATTTCGCTTTAAATCTGCCAACAGTTGCTTGTTGTGATTTTTTAGCCCTTCAGTAGCAGTAGCAACCGCCTCGTCAACTATTGCTTTTATTTCTGGTGTTATTTCCATCGTTTGACCCCTGGTCATGGCCTCTGGCCTTAATTGTTTCTCTCTTTAAGCTGTGCAATCGTTAATGGCCTGCCTCGACCATTGACTAAATCGTTCAGCGTTATCTCACCTTTACGATACATCTCTGCGCGACCTTTGCCAAGTATATCATCTTGACGATCTTGCGTCTGCCGTGATAGCCAGCCCTCAAATGTCAGTGAAGCCTTGACCTGTCCTGTCTCTGACGCTCTTGTTCCACCAGGCTCACCATCAAGCACTACCGGAATCAATAAGCACCGGCAGTTAAAGTGCAGCGGATAACTTGGCATTGGCGAACTGTGACCGCCGTATGGTTTGCCAGACTTCTCCCACTCTTTACCATCTAATGGCGCACAGACTAAACAGGTGCGCGAATCAAGTGTTGCGACAGCCCTATAACGCAGGACGATGTCATCATTGTCCTCCATTACCTTCATGCGAGCATCGTTGGCAATGGTCGCTGTCGATGTCTGCACCAGTGCCGCTGCGTTGCTGCGTGATACATCCATCACCTGACGCACACGGTTTATGATCTGCGCGTTAGTCTCAGCCCCTGCGATACCTTGCCTGACCGCTGCTGCAAACTTAAATTGTACATCAGCAGACTGCTTTGCCCAAAATGCACCTTGTGTCGCGCCCTGAATAACAGCATCAGTTGCTATTTTATCCAGAACTGCTGCTGCTGGCAAAACAGCGTCTCTGCTAATGGATGACGCGGTTACTTGTGCTGCAACCTTTGCGATCTCATCTGTATCTGATATTGACTGAATTGCGATACGGTCATAGTACTTTTCTATCAGAGCTTGTGCTTCTTTTAATTGCTTGTTTGCCCTTGCCCTGCCCCACTCGGTCATCTCGCCTGCAAGTTTGCCAATCAGCTCACGTTCTAACTGGCGCAGAATGCGGATTACGTCTCGGCTGACACCTTCAGAAGCCCTGAAAATGTCCAGCTGTAACGCAACTGCCGCATCAAATTGTTTGTTCATCAATCAATCCGCTGGCTGTTTATCCGTTCCTGCTCAACTTCAAAAGTGACACCTTGAGCTATGATTTCACCATCTTGCAAGTTATCAAATAAGGTCTGGTTAGAAATCGCACCTGACTGCCATGAGCCGATCAGCGCAGTCAATTCCTGAGCCGACATTCTAACCGGCACAAAGTCGTTGTTAAGAGTATATGCAACAGGTGCATTAAACCCAGCCCAACGCAAAAACGTAGTCAGTGCATTAGTGACTGTGATGTTTATGACCTGCGTCATTGCAGCCAGTTGTGACTGTTCGCCAGATTGCCTTGTCATCTGCGTTTCTGCTGATTCGACACTAGACTTCTGGCCTTCAAGCATTCTTGCGCCAAGCACTGCCATCTGTGATTTCTTATCTTCGAGGTTCGTTCGCAGAGCAGGGAAGTCGCCTGTTGTTTCAACGTAAAATGCCTTCGCCATCGGGTCAGGCAGGCAGTTTGCTGACGTTCCACCCAATGTGATAGGCGGGTCACCTTGTTCCATTCTGTGACCAGTGATGAACAAAGTTGGTAAGCCTGAGAAGTGACAAGCGTGTTCATAGTCAGATGTGACCATGTAGTGCGCTAGGTTCATATCAACTAAATCCAGCAGCGGAGGTGAGCTGACTGCGGAACTTATGGAGTCAACACCAGCAAAGTAAAAAGGTATTCTTCGCATCGGCTGATTGTTCATCAACGGATATAAATCTTCACCAATCTGATTATCCGCATTATCAACTCGCTGGTACACTCGTTGGCGGTATCCTTCAGGCGTTAAATCAAGCACCCTGAAAACTGTCTGCATCTCGTGTGAATATGGGTTCTGCTCCATAGCTTTTTCTTCTTGCAAAACTACAAGCGTTAGCACTTCCGCGCCATTAATTCGGGTTGTGCGCCAGTTAATTATTGCTTTTTCAGTATAGTGAGCCATTAAAGGTTGCCCACCTAATAGTTCTGCGCCAGCAAGAGTAAACCCGCCAGGGTTAGCAATGGGCGGGTAATCAACAAGAATGCCACTTCTGCCTGTCTTAAGCACACGCTCAAAGATACTTTGAACAAAGACATCCAGTGGAGTACCGGCGAGATCAACATTATTGATAAAACGCTCTGCCCCTGTTGGCGCAACAATGTTTGCTGGCTTGCGAAATACCATACCCTTCAGGCCAGAGATGGTTCGCCAAGTAGCGTTAAAGAATGGAGTTCTCTTCAGCCTTGTCTCGTAGTCGTTTTGCTCTTCGAACCGCAATCTTGGCAGGTAGGCAGTATTTTTTTCATGGATTTTATACTGGCCTTCTGAGGCATCAATGCACCGATCCCACAAAGGCAGGTTCTTTTCATAAGCCGGATGTGGCGTTGATACGCCGGTATAGTTTTTGGTGATCATATGCCTGCAATCCTCGCCTGTGATATTGGGCGAACCAGTGGGAATCTCCTGTGCAGGAAATAACCCATTGAATCTGTGTAGTCATCAATGGATGGGTGATCGTTGTATTTCTCCGGTTCACCCTTCGCATCGTAGCCTTGCGACTCAAGCGCATCTGTCAGCATTGGGCATCTGTCAGTGTTAATACTGATGCGATCATGTGCAAACAAAGCGTTGACTGCGTTAATTCTATCACGAATTGCCGGATTTGCATTAGGAGCGTCCACACGGTAGCCAGCCTGCTCGATTATCTGAATATCAGACTGGCTTGCATTGGTTCTGCCAGCCCTGCCTGATGCGTCTGGGTAGACAGTTATCATCCTGCCGCCTTGCCTGTAGCGATCAAGCCTGTTGCAGATGTCGCGGGTATCGTGCGCCACAAACTCATCAACTGCTACGGGTTTATTGTTCTCAATCAGCCAAAGGTTAGCAGCGCAGCCGCCAATGTTAAAATCCAGTCCGACATAGATTGCTCTGTCATCTGCTGTCAAAACTCTTGTTGTGTGATGCTTTTGCCGGTCAAAGAAGTGATAGACCTTGTTCTGGCTTAGACTGACAAAATCGCCGTTAAGGTACATCTCTGCGAGCAGCGGATCGTAGTTTTTGCGAATATCCTCAATGTACTTTTCTGGTAAGTAAATATTTGATGATGTTGCTGCTTTGATTAGATGGTAGCCCTCTTGTGCTTTTTTGACCCACTTCTGGTAAGTGAAGCCGCTGAAGCCCTGATCTGGTGTAGTTACGTTGCCCATCGTGTTCTGTTGGCCGCAGTTCTGCCGGTTGCGCTCTGCTGCCTTGCGCCAGACTTCTTCAGCCTTGTCCTTTGGCAGTGTGTCAAGCTCGTCCACGATGCTGTGTGCAACTTCATAAGCCACGATCCTGCTTGGCTTGTCATAGCTGCGGAAGATCATCTTGCCGTAGCCTTTGATCTTTATCGTGTAACTGGAATTGTTGATTGTGTGCTTAAGGCCAAGCTCTGAAATAATTTTTTGTGCGCCTGGCATTGCTCTCAGTTTCAGGAGGTCGTAGGTCGGCATGTAGTAGGCTGTGTCGATGCCTGGGGTTTGCAGCATCTTAAGCAGGTTTCTGACTATGCCAGCTTGTGTTTTTCCTGCGCCAAGTCCGGCCACCATAGCTGGATAAGGCTGTTCGCAGAAAACAAACTCTTCCTGAGGTTCAGACAGGCTTAGTCGCACGGACTATCTCAATTGATTTGCTTAAAATCTCGTCATTGCCGACATCTGGGTTTGTTCTAAACTCGTCTGGCATTCTGTTCTTGAGCCAAAAAATGCAAGCGGTTGTGTCTGGCGGGTAATGTTTGACAGTCTGGGTTATAACAATTTCACCGTTTATGATGCGGATATCATCTTCGGTGTGTGTGTAGCCCATTGCTCTGTGTACTAGTGATTGCTTGACCCTTTCGTCCACCTGAGATTTGCCAATCTTTAGGGACTCAAAAAACTCAGGGTTTGCCACTTTCCAGTTATTGATTGTTTGCTCTGTTACGCCAAGAGCCTGTGCAATGTCTTTGTCTATTGCGCCAAGTTCGCACATTTTTTTGGCAATAGCGCAATATTTAGGATTGTATTCAGAAGGTCTGCTCACCTTTTAGCCCCCAGCCATAAGGTCATGCCCCCACAGGGAGCGATACAACTTATCTTATCACAGTTACTTCTTTTTGCGTCTAGCCTTCTCGGCAGCACTTATTGCTATGGCAACAGCCTGCTTTTGAGACTTGCCAGCCTTAAGCTCTGTCTTGATGTTGGATTCTATTGTCTTTTTACCGTAACCAGTTTTCAGCGGCATGTTGTCACCATTTAACTTTGTTTGACCAGTACGCGCCCGACAGTTTGCCTTTGGCTATGTTTGCAGCATGTCGAGCCTTAAACGCTGCCCTTCTGGCTGCATCTGCCTTGCTTTCACCTTCACGCTTTGGTGAGCCGCTAACACCCTGCTGCCCAAAACGGATCGTCTTGATCTGGTCACCTTCTTTCGCCACTACAACATGAGATTTGGTCGGGTGATTCGGTGTTCTCTTGGGCTTGTTAAAGCCTTCTACTCCTGCTCGCTCAATACGCGGGTCTTTTGCCATAACCCTTACCGCCTTTTTTCTTACCCTTCTTCATCGGCATGATTATTACCTTGCTAGAGTTTAAAAAAAGCCTCGGCATGTTCACGAGGCTAATAGGGGCTGGCACACATTCAGCCCACCAGTCGGATTAAGCTGGCCTTAATAGTCTACATCACTCTCGTATGTTTCGGTAGTCATCAACATCATTGCCTGCTCTGGCGTAAAGCCTGCGTCAACATGCGCTTGATAAAATATGTGGTTAAGTTTTGCACACAGCTTGCTTGCCTTGCGGTAATCGTCAATCTGTTTATCGTCTGCTGTTTTAAACTCCAGAACTGTTGTCATCTTGCTTCCTAAAGTTTGGCATCTGGTTCAACAATGTTTCTGGGGATAGAGTACTGGTAAGTTGAGTGCAAGCCGCCCTCACGCTTAAAAGTCAGCATTTCCATCACTCGCTCTGATCCATATCCTTTTGACGAATGCCAGCCATCAGGTGGCGCAAGTGTACCAAACGTCCTCATGATGCAGCCTGCCATTTCTTTTGTGGTCTGGTGGTGTATGTGACCCAATGCCCAGAGCCTATGCGTTGTCTCGCCCCATGCTTTTGGCAAGTCTCTTGCAAGTATGCCTGGCAAATCATTTGTCTTGACCTTGTCGCCGTGATGCACTGCAATCAGCCATTTGCCAAACTGTAGATAATGAAAGTATCCCTTTGTCGGCATGATGTTCACGCGAGGCTCATTCTCAAAGTAAAACGATAACAGCACTTGAATGGCAATCGCGCTGCTGTCGTTGTGATTACCTCTGGCTACGATTACGACCACTTTCGGGAACTTCTCTAGCATACGGATGACCGTGTACTTCATGACCTCTGCCAGCCGGTAGAAGGTGTTGTGGTATCTGGTATCTACATCAAGCGCAGTGCCATTAAAAGTTGCGTTGTGCGCTGAGTCAGCATGAAGCGCATCGCCAACATCCACGAACATCCCCGTTTCTGCCGCTGGAGCCTTGTTTATCAGATAATCGACTGCATCCCTGATCTGACTGGTTGCCAAGTTGGTATCAAAATCAGCCTGGCGAGTCTCTGGTGCATGACTGTATTGTCCCACATGAGCATCACCCATAAAGATTGCAGAGAGCAGGTCAGGATCGTTGCAAAGCACTGGTTGCGGCTCTTGCGGCACGAATTGGGTCATCTCTGCCGTGAGTGCTTCAGCGTAGTCTTTCAGCTTATCCCTGATTGCTGCCTCTTTCTCAGGCATAGACTTGACCCATTGCAGCCTGATCTGTCCATCTTCCCCATACAGAGTTGATGCGCCAGCCAGTAACTGTGAGTCACCAACTGGCCTGGTCAGGTCTCTTTCAGGCTCGTAGCCCTTTGCTGCTGCCCTTTTTTTGCAAGCCCTAACCGTCTCTCTAATCCGAGCAACGCTCGTTCCGGCAGCGATGGCTGCTTGTGTCAATGATCCTGTGTCTATAACAGCCTGTAGATGCTCAATCTGCCTTGTTGTTGATACAAACTCTTTTAAGCGCGGGTCAATGTCGATAGGTGCAGGCATAATTTAGACCTCAAAAAGGTTTTGCATATTTTACAGCCATTTACATGACAATGATATGCAACGGGCTTTTGATACAAATAGGCTATTAATTTAATCGGTATTGATATAAACGATTGTGCAATATTATATTGCACTGCAATACGGTTGTGGTAAAGTAACTACATCGGCAGCACTATTGATTGCCACTAACAGAGGGTAGAACAAATGTACAACTCAGTGACAAGCCTAAGGATCGCGCAGACTCTAAAAGGCTACACAGTTTTGGTTACATACAAAGACGGCAGAACTGGCAGCTTTGGTAGCCGCACAATGACAATAACAGGCGCAAAAAACATGCTTGCACAGCACGCAAAGCGACACGGATTAAAAGTATCAGGCGAACAAGCAGCATAAACCAACCACGGCCACGGACGGCCATCAACTCAGAGGATAAGCAAAATGAAAGCAACAATTAGCCGTCTCAACTGTTTCCTGATCAACCGACTGCCGCAATATCGAATTGTCAAAGGCCACGGGTACTTTTACTTTGTCTGTGCTGATGACGCGCCTAGCGATACACCAGAACCGCCAGAATCAATTTGTGTGTATTCTCTAGATCAGATGAATTTTAAGAACTGGATTGCTGCAATTAGCAGCAGTGTCGAACGGTGGGAAAGAAACCAAGGAGAATGGTCATGACAGACCGACAGACACCAGCACATGTAGCGCAGCGCAAGCAAATCGCGGTAATGAACCTTGACCAGTGCATGATCGAATATTCCCAGAAAGGGCTGAACCCGCAGTACATAGCAATGTTAGAAGAACGGCTTGATGATCTGCAAAAACAGTTTACAGCAAGCCGCTTAGGAAACACTTGGCAGCATTGCGATTTAAACTAACCAACGGCCAAGGACGGCCACACACTGAGGATAAACCATGAACGATAAAGCAATAACCGCCACCAGCTTAAGAATGCCTGATGGCCTGCTTAGATTGGTCACAAAGGCAGCTCACAAGTGTGAGCTATCCCGAACCGCGTACATCACACAGGCTCTGCAATCGGCTGTAGCGCATGATCTGCCCGACTTTGAATACAAGCAGGCATGGGAAACGCTTCAGGACATTTACGACACACTCTTGCCTGACATTGACAAGGACGGCAACCCTGACAAAGACATGATGCTAGTTGCAGTTCTTGATATTTTCTTTCCACAACTTAAAGGTAACAGATTATGACCCGCGCCCAGAAGATCGACCTGCTCTGTGCTGTTGCCACTTGCATCCTGTGTGCTGGGATGTTTATCCTCCTGTTCCTTTAATCTGCTGGCTGGCGGGTTTTCAACTCTGCCAGCTTTGCTTTGTACTCTGCCTTGATCCTCTTGGCATCCTCAATCGTAAAACGCGCCTCTGAATTGTCGCATTCAATCCTGTCCACTTCTGCCTGTCCTATTCTGTTCAGCAACTCACGCCTGTAGTTGATCAGGTTGCCCGACAGGTGGTTATTGCATGTGGCGCACTGGAGCCAGACTTGAGCCTCATCAAACCGCAGTTGTGGTGCAGCCTTTCGGGTTCGATAGTGACCCGCGTGATACTGAATATCTTGCTTGTTCGTGCCGCACGAAATGCAACCCAGCCCATGATCTCTTGCCCTGATGTATTGATTGAAGGCTGTCTGAGCCTCTGTGAGCCATTCTGTTTTTGTCTTGATACAATCCTTGCGGGTCTTGGTTTCTGCCTTGTGTTGACGCTCTCTGGCCTGTGTAGCTTTGTCCATGCCGTGACCAGCCATGCAATCCAGTGTGCAAAATCCTTTTGCTTGCCACTTGTCTGACAGCTTTGTTGTTGGCAGTGGTGTTCTGCATGACTGTCGGCGGCACTTTCTCATTTTAAGCCCTGCTTAATTGTGTACAAGGTGACCGCCAACATATTCATGCGAATAAGAAAATACCTTTCTTGATAACCATTTAACATTATTGTTAACAGGGTCATTGCGCTCAATCATATTTTTGCTTGTTGGTTTCCATAGTGGAGAATTGTTGCGGTACTCTCCCATTCTTGGATGTGCTGTTTTGCTGAAGTATCTAAAACCCTGTTGCTTGTGTATTTCAGCAACCGCATCACTAAGCCTAACGCCTATTCCTAACCCTTGATAATCTGGAAGTACCACTGTTCTATGCCCCCTGTAAGCATTTTTAACAGTGCCTGATGGGTATGCTATTGCGGAGGCAAATCCAACAACATTTGATCCCCAAGTGCAGAGCCAATGCTTTGCACTTTTATTGATGTCGTCTGTGAGATAGTGATGCTTGCTGAAGATTGACCACGACTCGACCCCACAAGGAAATATTTCCAAGTCAATTTGCTGTCGCCTAGCCGACCCCCTGTATGACAACTTTTGTGTCAATGTATCGTATACCCAGTCAGGCTGTAACCAATCAATAATGTCGTAATGGCATGAAGCAAAAACTACATTCCTCAAGCCATATTGTTTTGCATATCGGTTGACTGCATTGGCGCACGACATTGCTACTGGCCTGTCTATTACGCTGGTAAATTCATCCACAATAGCACCAGACTTTAACTGCATTGCCAAATCAGCACGATATTTTTCACCAGTTGATAGGGCGTGATATGGCCTTAGCCACGCAGGTATGCTGTTTAAGCCGACTGCGGCCAACCTGCTTTGCGCCTCATCAGCAGTTTTAAAATGCGATGCTATGCACTTTTGGGAATCCCATTCAAACTTTGATTCATTGCCAAACTTTTGAAGCAAGGTAGATTTGCCACTACCTGATGATCCAACAATCAATCCAATATTAAAATCATTGTTAACATGGAAGTCACTGATCTTTGTTTCTGTTGTTCCGTTAAACTGATAATCAAAAGCCCTGCATATTTCTTTCGTTATTTGATCTTCACTTACCGAAACGCGCAAAGTAGTTTCCATGTTTTTACCCTTTTTCCTTACTAGGCCACAAAGGCAACGTGATCCCGTGATGACCTGCGAACCGGCTGTGAATAACTTCATAAACTTGATTATATTCTGGCCTGTATGCCTCAGTTGTAGATTGCTTCCCGATAATGGCCTCCTGCACTGGTCGCCAGATGTTCTCCTTAACCGTGTCTTTACTCCACGGGATAGTCCACTGCTTACCAGTTGGCAGGTTGACCACCATCTCAAGCCCTGCATCGTTTAATGCTTCTGCTACCCATTTGCACCACAAGTGCAGCGCATCGTTTTGAGCATCAGTGCGCTGTTGACCAGTTGAACACTTAAAGCTAACCCACTTGTGCTTCCGATAAAGCTCGGCAGCGTGAGCCAAGAAGCCTCCGAGTTTACTGTCAGAGTTGACTATCCACTGCTCACCACTCATAACCAATACTCTGCAATGCGCTTGCCGTTGATCCTGATCAGTTGAGACTTGACCTCATGCCCAACGTCCCGCAGCTCCTGCACCCTTGCTGCCAATCTAAAGCAGGCGAACAGGTTCAGTGCTTCGAGCGATGTGATCTTGTTGCCTTTCTCAAGGTATTTCAGTATCTGCTGTGTCTGTGTCATGTTGTTCTCCTGTGTTTAATGTAAAAGCCGATTTTCTTGTTTTAACTTTTAGAACTGGCGGGTACATCCAGTGTGTGTATTCCATCTGCGAATTACCGAACTTACCATCTTGGTAAACTACAGCAGCAAAATAGTCAGGACGATCATCTGAATCAATCGCAGCAGCACAAACAAAAACCATCCGCTGATTATCTGGCAATTCTTTTTTTATCACTTTCCACGACATGATTGTTGTCCAGTTTATATTCCTAGGCTTCCGCGTAATTGCGACATCCGATCTTGATTTTCTTCTGGCGTTAAAATAACCGTAACTTTCTCAGGCAGTGCTTCCATCATTGGTGCGTCCAGCTTTTCGCCTTGCATTACTCGATCACAGTAACCAGCGTAAAAGGTTTTGAAGCGAGAATAAATTTGATCTTCAGCAAATGTCGCCAGCTCAAACCACCCAGTAGCCTTGCCAGCATGGTAGACAGCAGGATGTGACCACTTGTGCTTGGCTTTGGGACTGGGAGCCATGCAAGCCTCAATGTATGCTTTCTTGACTTCTGGCAAACCAAAATCTTCAGGCTTCGGTTTGCAAAGCTCACGGAATATCGGCAGAGTAAAATAACCTGTATGGCTTAAAGCCTTAGATAATCCAACCTTAATTTGCCGATCACTCAGGTCTGACAAGCCTCGCGCCCATGTTTGGTAAACCTCTGGTGTCGGGTTGTTCAACAATCCCATCCTCGAAAGCTCCTGTAAAGCTGCCTTCAAAAACTGAGTCGTCAAAGTCTGATCCGAATGCTTGGTCTGCTGCGATTGCTGCTTTATCTCTGGTGTCACGTTGTTTAACAATTCTGCTGCTGATTTCATCTTCCCATCTCCTGTTTTTAAGCCATCGTTCTACGTGTTGAAAAGGCGCAAAGAATGATCCGTTTGCGTCCTGCATACGCTTTACTGATAACTGTCTTTCAGCGGATGCGAGTATTAAATTAAATAACTGTTGATCAGGATTAATCCTGTTGAACTGTGCGAGTGCATTTTTCTTACTGCCCTTTTCTCCATAAGAAGGATCAAAAGAGTTCCACAAAATTTCAAAACAAGCGAGCGACTGCGAGCGACTGTTGTTTTCCTTTCCCCTTCCCTGTTCCTTTCCCTGTTCCTTTCCTTTCCTTTCCTGTAGTGAGTCATCCGTGAATTGTGTATGAATACTCACTGAGTTTTCAGTGATATCAACTAAGTCCTTGATTTTGCTTTTAGTTGGCCTGTTGATTACTTGATGCTTTAAAAAGTTAATGACATAGCCATAACTTTTGCCATCTAAGCCCGTGTGCAGAGAAATGTACTTAATTTGTGATAGCTGCATGAGCATTGTATGAATGCTCACTGAGGTTTCATTGAATGGGAAAACAGCGCCTTTTAATATTGCAGGGCTGGCTTTGAAGTAGCCTTGATCATCGGACTGGTTTAACAAGCCGATGGCTAAAAGCCTTGTCTCTGGAGGTAATTCTGCAAGCTCTTCATTAAGCCAAAATTCCGGCTTTACAGTTCTAATTCTAGGCATGGTATAATTCCAACCTGTAATGTGTGTTGAAGCCGTATGAGTCCCGTCAGAAGGTCATGCGGCTTTGTTTTTTAACGCTTCCTCTGCAAGACAACTCAGCATGTTTGAAAAGCTGCGCTTTTCGCTCTCAGCCAGCAGCTTGATCTGTTCAATCAAATTTGCAGGTATTGTCACTGATATCTTCTTTGTGTTCATGTCGTAATTATCGCTCATTATCCTACCCTCTGCAACTTTGTTTTGGTCTCTCAAACACTCTGCCGTCAAACTGGGTCAGGTAAAGCCTGCCATTGCATTCCATCATCTTAAAATGACCGCTGGCATAAGCTCTGACTGGTGTAGCCAGATCAACGCCACGGCGCGGTAGGTAGACAGTGTAGATGTCGTACCGAGTACCCTTATAAGCTGCCAGGCGACCAGTCGGCCTGTACTTGTCTGGCTGCATCGTGTTTAAACTAAGCCACGGGTCTTGCGCCTTGGTGTCCTCTGGTTCCAAACTGGCTGTCCAGTCTAAGTTGTAGCCTCGCTCTCTCACTTTATATCCTCGATCTTGTTAATTGTTCGCTAATCAAAGCACACTATTTTATCAAAGTAAACCTCATTTGTGCTTTACATAAGGCACAATAAGTGCTTAAATGTGCGAACACACAAACCAAAAAGAGGATATAACAATGATACACAAAGAAATCTGGCAAACCTTGTCTGCTATTGATTGCAGCCAGCATGTAGAAAAAAAGAACAACTTGACTTACCTAAGCTGGGCTTGGGCATGGTCAACTCTGATGGAGCATTACCCAGAAGCCACGTTTGAGTTTGACGAGCCAAAGGTTATGGCTGACGGCACGATGATGGTGTTCTGCACTGTCAGCATTCAAGAGTGCAGCCGCAAGATGTGGTTGCCAGTTATGGACTACAAGAACAAAGCCATCAGCAACCCCGACAGTTTTGCCGTTAATACGGCAATGATGCGTTGCCTGGTTAAGTGCTTGGCATTGTTTGGCCTCGCACATTATATCTACGCTGGTGAAGATGTTCCGCAATCTCACAAGCCTGACCGCAAACCTGATCCAATCTTGAGCCAGATGCTACATGCCTGCACCAACATTGATGAGTTGAGAGCCGCTTGGAAGGCAATGACACCTGACCAGCGTGAAGCCCACGGTGATGTGCTGGCAGAAGTCAAAGAGAGGCTCGCATGAGCCTTTCGCCTGATCGTGAAGGAAGGCTGACAGCAAGCGTTTTTGCTTCAGCCATAGGTGTTGGCTACGACTCCAGACAAAAGCTCTGGAGGCAGCTTACAGGCCGTGAGGAACGCTTTGCTGGCAATGACGCTACTCAGTGGGGAAGTGATAACGAGCATCACGCTATAACGGCCTATGAGGTCGCTACAGGCGACATCGTGCAAAGTGCTGGTGGTAAGCAGGGTTTTGTTATAAGTCCTACCCATGACTGGCTAGGATGCACTCCTGACGGTTATGTCGGTAGTGACATCGTTGTCGAGGCCAAATGCCCAGCATCAATGAATCTTTATGGCAGAGTGCCGGATAACTACATGCCGCAAGTTCAAGGCCAGATGTTTATCACTGGTCGCAAGCTGGCTCACTTTATTTGCTGGACACCAGAAGGCTTTGAAGTATGGGAAGTGCCGTTTGATGACCAATACTGGGATGAGTGCCTTGCGCTATTGTCCGACTTCTACAGTTTTTGGAAGTCAGACCAAGAACCCAAAAGACAGAAGAAACCAATTTTACCAACCGTTGAATACCGGAGATTGATATGAATGATGATGATTTTAAAAAAGTTTGGCGTGAGCAGGTTTTACCTGCGCTTTCACCTGATGACCGTAAGCGTTTAAAAGATGTTCTTTATAGCATGGCCTTTATTGGTTACAGGATTGCTAAAAACGAATACCGCGAAGGAGACAATGAAACTATGCAAGAAAATTTTACAACATATAAAGAAATCGTCAGCAAAATACAAACAAACTAGGAGATTAAAATGAACAATTACGACAATACAAATCGCGGTGCAATCTGGAAGAACGAAAAAAAGCAAACCGAAAAGCATCCTGACTTTAAAGGTGATCTGAACATTGATGGCGTTCTCTACAATGTGTCGGCCTGGAAACGTAAAGCAGATGCAAACCCAAAATCGCCTCTGCTGTCTTTTTCTGTCAGCAAGCGTGAGGTTCCGCAAGAGGTTAAACAAGCTGCAATGCACAGCAATCACGGTCGCCAGTCTGCACCACAAACAATGCCTGACCCATTTGATGACCAGGATATTCCGTTCTGAGGATAAGTTATGAGTGCATATTTGGAAGAAGAAATACTGGACTGGGCGCACGATAAAGGCATCTTGGGCGCAAAAGGCCGAGGCACTGAAGCAGGCCAGCACATGAAGACGCTGGAGGAAGTGGAAGAGCTTACCCACGCACTGGCTGATCGCAACCTGGCAGAGATTGCTGATGCCATTGGCGACATCTATGTGACGCTTGTTATCCAGGCTGAGATGCAAGGTCTACGCATGTCAGATTGCATTGAAGGAGCCTACAACGTGATTAGCAAGCGCACTGGGCGAATGGTCAACGGACAGTTCGTTAAGGATGGCAGCTAATGGACTCGCATACGTTTGTGAAGGTTCAGGCTGCGCTTGGCTACGACAATGCGCGGATGGCTGCTGAGATCGGGCTGTCAGAAAGGATGGTCGTTGCTATGAGGTCAGGCGAAAGGCTAGTTAGCAACAAAACCGCATCGGAAGTTAAAGCTGCAATTAAAAGGCAAATTGATTGCCTAAAAGCATTGCAGAAGTGCTTAAAATAAAGCACAATCAAATGACACACACTAGGAGTTATAAAAATGAGACGCGACCCAGCAGCAACTGAAACTTTTACCAAGTTGGGCATTGAGTTTAAAGCCCACTTTGATCTTGTAACTGACGATGACGGCGATTCTTGGCTGGCACTGTCCGGCGAGTATATTAACGGCAAGCGTGATTATCTGCCGCCAAGAGTTGAGGCTCGGCTTTACGAGCTGGCTGAAGGCACAATGCAACATAATTATGAGATGGAGGATTTTCGATGAGCAATCAATACCACCACCGCGTCCGATACACTGACAAAGCCACAGGCGAAACTATGCACACCGGCCTCTGTCGTGATCTAAATGACGCTATGCTCAAAGCTGCGTTTCTCGGCGGCACAGTTATTGATGAAGATGAAGGTGTTGTGTGGAGTCGTGATCAGGAGAATAACAAATGACACACTTAACAGTCTTAATTATTGGCTTGTTATCAGGCTACCTCGTAGGCTCTGCCGGTGTGCGTTACCAGCGCGGTGATGACATCCAGAGGCTCATCGACATTGACGCTACTCAGCGCAAAGCTGATGGAGCGTATCGAGTTGGTGATGACTACACTGAGTATCAAAAGCACGAATGCGGAGCAGGCAAACCCCGCGAGGTAGCACGATGAAAGACACAGTGACCAGGGTGAAAGAGAAGCACCAAGCAGAGGCTAAGAAAATGCTGCGGGAGTCTATTATCATCTGCGGTACGATCATTGTGCTGGCTGTTGTTGTGATTGTGATGGGAGTGCGGATGGGATGATACTAGACTCAGAGTTTTTACTGTACGCTATTGAACAGAAACAAGATCAGCAACGTGTCACTTACAAAGATCAGACGCGAACGGAAATAACAATCTTAAAGCGGAGGTTGATCGAAAATGAAAACCTGTTTCGACTGCCCAGCGTACCGCTTGGAGAACAATAATGCGCGAGGCTATTGCCCAATCAATCACCGGCAAATCAGAAAAGGTTATATAGTAATGCCAGAAGGTGATTGCCCAAAGCCTGACCAAGCACAACTGATCGAGATACTGGAGCAAATGAAACGTGATGAAATATCAGAAGGTGGAAAAGGATGTTAAGGAACGGCTTGAGTTAGACATTAAGATGTATCTATCAGCAGGCAATAAGATTGATGTGCGTAAGCCTGGTGAGTCGGTTGCAGTAGATGGGACAAATCACTGGCCTGCCGGTTTTTACAATGATGACAATATTGCTTTTCACAAGAAGCGTCCGAGGCCGCGATGAAGTTCGTAACCTACCCATCTGGAGCAGTCCTGTGCTGCGCTCCACACGATTCTGGATCAATCATGGCACTATGTAGCGACTTACAGCTATCGTTGCAGGAGCGTCACGATAAAGCCCAGCAAGAAGTTCAGCAGATACTGGACAGACTAGCCGCCGGAGAGGAATAAGGCTCTCTCTGCTTCTCTGCGCCGCTCTAGTCCTCGCAGTACCACGCCGTTTGCTTTGCGCCACTTGAGGAACTCATCTGCCGCAGCAGCGTACTCGGCTCGTTTGTACTTCATTATTAGGGTGGAAGCCTGCAAGTTGCCTAAACCAATATTGAAAGCCAGGCTTGTAAGTGAATCCAGGTGGCACTGATTATCAGCAGCAGCAGGACAGTATCGTAATACGCCATTCGTAAACCGTAATAAATCTTTTTTAAGAAGCGAATCAATTTCGATAGCATCCCACACCCGATCATGTTCTGGCTTAAGTGAATAGGAGGCTCTCTCAGGCGTTTTGAGCCTCGCTTGGTCTGGATACAATACATGCCCATACCCTATTGTCCAAAGCCCAGCAGGGCAGCGATAAGGGCTGTTGTGGCAACCCTCAAAGCTCTTAATTAACTGGATGCCTACTTCTGATATTGTCATGCTTGACGCTTATTCCAAGCTTGACTGCCGAACCAGAAGCTCAATATTGCCGCAAGCATGGCCATCTCATCGTCACTGAACACAATCTCCATCGCTTCCGCAAACGCGATGCCTGTTGAGTAAGCGTACCAGATGCCTGCTATGTCAACGACCACCAGCAAAGCTACGAAGATATAGGTCACAACTGGTCGGACGCTAGCCCTGAGGTTGATCACCCAGGTTGACCCGCCTTCCCCAATTTTCATATCGTGCTTGTACATCCCAAGCCTTTCTTGGGTCTGTGTCTGCATAGCGATCTGGTCACTTTTGATCTCTTCTACGCGAGCTTGGGCAACAAAGCCCTCCTTAGCAAGTGCCAGTTCGCGCTCACGTTGCATCGCCATGAGGGCTAATTCGTGCTTCTGGTCGCTCTTATTTTGGAAAAAATCCAGAGCTTTTGGTAGTCCCGCAGATGCAAATCCCAACAAACTTGATACTAAACTCAACATAACTGTTACCCCAGATTCGTTAAAATCCCGATTATTAATGCCAACAATGCACCCACTAAACCGAGTATCACAACAATGGTCAGAGTGTTTGCAATAAACTTACGCATCTTGCGCCGTTGATTTTGGATAGCTTTAGCGCGAGTGTCTTTAATTCTTGCCCGATCTCTAAGCATATCAACGTAAGCGTCAGTTCCCCACCTGTACACAATAAGCTCACGCAGTTCACGTTCTTGCTGCTCAATCTTTTTACGAGCTAGGAGTGCTTGCATAGCCTCTTGCTCGACTGAGTTTTTACTTAAAAGCTTTTTAAACAGTGGTGGGTCTTTAGCTTCCTCTTCAGCGGATTTTACGTCACTGACGGCTCCGAACCAGGTTCCCAATTGGCCGCCCATGTCCTCCAACTCACGACCCATTTCAATGCCACGCTTGATGACTTTGTAAGCGGATGTAGCTATGGCTAACGCGGAAACTGGGTCGAGCATTACTTATCTGCCTTCTTGTCCAGCTTGCTGAAAACTTTGTCAAAGTTCTGATTCATCTCTTGCCGGAAGCCTTGCATGTCTTGTCGGAACTCCTCACGGCTTAACAGAGCAGCCTGTTCACGCTGCAAGGTTTCGATCTTGCGATCCTGTTCCTTGTTATCTTCACGGGTAGATTTGACGAACCAGGCTACTACAGCACCGGCTCCGGCAATTAACATATCAATCAGGCTAGATTCGGGCATGATCTACCTCACACTGGCTGCGTAGGCCACTCTACAGTTGCTGGGAAGCCTTCCTGTGCGCTGATGTCTCTTAATGCTTGGCGGTAGGTAGCCCAGGCTGCTTTGTCTACAGGAGCATCAGCTACCTGTGTCCAGTCTGATGCTGACAGTAGCTTGTTGCGCCTCTTGCGAGCATTGGCTGACTGCACAATGCTCTCTAACTCGACTTGGCTATGTTTCATTACACCACCCTCACTTTATAGTTACCTGCGATCAATGCTGTAATCCTTGCCTTATCACCTGCTGGAGCGTCAAAGTCGTAGTCAGTGCCTAAGATAGCTCCCTCGTTTAAGACGTTAGCATCGTAGTTAATTGATACACCGTTGGATGACGGCACTGTTGTTCCGCTGGTCAAATTAAAGATGATGGCTAGGTCAAAGTCGTTACCCAGTGTTATTTGATTTGGGTCAGTGACAGCGTCTAGTTGAGTCTTGTTCATCTGGTTTGGGTACGATGTTGAGCCAAGTGAATATTGGTTAACATCAAAGCCAATTTGCCCAGTAATAAACATTTTAGTTCCATCAGGGCTGAAGGCTAGATGCTGCGGCGATGTATCTTCTGAAGCGACAGAAAACAACTGAGTAAAGCTTGCCGTTGATACATCAAAGCCAGTAGATAACGCATACTCGTTAACGTCATCGCCTGTGGTTCCAAGAATAAACATCTTTGTTCCATCAGTGTTAAAAGCAATTCCTTGCGGACTGTTTTCTTGGGATGCAACACTGAAGCTGTCTACAAATGAGGCAGTAGAAATGTTAAATGCAGTCGATAACGTATACTCGTTAACGTCATCGCCAGAAACGCCAACAACAAACATCTTAGTGCCGGTGGTGTTAAAAGCCACACCTCTTGCGTCTGTTTCCTGAGCTGTTACATCAAGAGACTGAATATAACTTGCTGTTGAAACATTAAACCCAGTTGACAATGTGTATTCAAGAATCGCACTAGCTACACTATCAACAACAAACATTTTTGTTCCAGCAGGATTAAATGTTAAACCGCCAGGGGAAGTTGTTTGAGCCGATACAGAAAACACTCGGACATAACTTGCTGTTGATACATCAAACCCAGTAGAAAGGCTGTACTCATTAACGTCATCTCCATCATTGCCAACAATAAACATCTTCGTGCCAGTAGAGTTAAAGGCTATGCCTTTTGGTGTAGTATCTTGTGCCGATACTGAAAAAGCCTGCGTAAAACTTGCCGTAGAAACATCAAACGTACCCACAAGACTACTAGCTCCCTCCATAGCCTGAGCCAATGCCGGTAACTCAGCATTCGTTGTGGCGTTAGTCCAGGTCTCTGAAGCGTATGTGCCGTTCGAGTTGTACTGCCATGTGCCTGCGTTATTCCTGACAATGTCTCTAGCACCCAGCGTCTCACTTACAACTGTGTAACTGATGCGGTTGTCGTTTGATAGGGCGTATAGGACTTTGCCGCTACCAGCAGACTCGTTAGCAGTCATGTCGTTGATGTCGATCCAGTAGGTGGTGTCTATAGAGGCTTTAGTGTGTACTGGTTGGTAGCCTGATGTGATGAATGCTGAACCTGTTGAGTACTCGTTTACATCGTCTCCACTACGGCCAACAATAAACATTTTAGTCCCATCAGTGCTGAACGCTATTGCTTCTGGATTACTCTCCTGCGCCGATACAGAAAACAATCGTGTGAAACTTGCTGTGGACACATCAAAGCCTGTGCTTAATGTGTATTCATTAACATCATCGCCAGTATCGCCGACAATAAACATCTTCGTACCGTTAGTATTAAAAGCTATGCCTCTTGGCTCTGTTTCTTGTGCCGATACACTAAACGAATCAACAAAAGTAGCTGTTGATACATCGAAACCTGTTGATAACGTATATTCGTTAACATCTACTCCAGCAGAGCCGACAATAAACATTTTAGTGCCGTTGGTGTTAAAGGCTATGTCTTGAGGAATTGTTTCTTGCGCTGACACTGAGAACGCATCAACGAATGAGGCTGTGCTTACATCAAATCCTGTAGATAATGTGTACTCGTTAACATCATCGCCATCTGAACCTACAATAAACATTTTAGTTCCGTTGGTGTTAAAGGCTAATCCTGTTGGATTTATTTCTTGCGCTGACACAGAAAACGCATCTACAAAACTTGCTGTGCTTACATTAAATCCAGTTGATAGCGTGTATTCGTTAACATCATCTCCGTCAAAACCTACAATGAACATCTTTGTGCCATCAGTGTTAAAAGCTATTCCTGTTGGATTTATTTCTTGTGCCGACACAGAGAACGTCTGCGTAAAACTAGCTACCGTCAAATCAAACCCGTTTACATACCCACTCAACTCCAGATCACCATCAACAGCGTTATACACTACACCGTACATGTCCCAGTCACCTGATGCGACTTGATTGTAGGATGTAGGTGCAGTGGTCTCTACAAATGCTCCACTTGTAGCTGTGAGGACAAATACACCGCTGTTGGCTTCAATCGTCTTGCCTACGTCTGCTGAGACGAATGAGCCTGTGCCTAGTGCTATGGTTGCAACGTCTAGTGTGTACTCGTTAACATCGTCACCGGTAACACCCACAATAAACATCTTAGTACCGCTAGGATTAAAAGCTATTGCCCACGGGTCATTTTCTTGTGAGGATATTGAAAATAACTTAACAAAAGTTGCGGTCGATACATCAAACCCAGTAGACAGGCTATATTGATTTACTTCTTGCCCAGCACCTACAATAAACATCTTTGTGCCGTCAGCATTAAAAGCTAATCCTTTCGGGTCTGAATCTTGTGCAGATACACTAAAGCTATCTACAAAGGTTGCTGTTGAAATGTTAAACCCAGTGGACAAAGTATATTCATTTACGTCCAAGCCGCCCCCGCCAACAACAAACATTTTAGTGCCGTCAGGGCTGAAGGCCAGTCCTTGAGGATAAAGGTCTTGCGCGGATACTGAAAACAGTCTTGTAAAACTTGCTGTAGATATATCAAACCCTGTCGATAAGGCATACTCGTTAACGTCAACACCAGTTGCGCCAACAATAAACATCTTAGTGCCATCAGCGTTAAAACAAAGCCCTGTTGGGTTTGTATCTTGTGAATTGACTGAAAACAACTGCGTAAAGGTAGCTGTCGAGACATCAAATGACGCTGATAAAGCGTACTCATTTATATCCTTACCAGCAACGCCAGTAATAAACATCTTAGTTCCGCTAGGATTAAATGCTATTCCCTTTGGTGCAGTATCTTGAGCCGACACACTAAACGCATCTACAAACACTGAAGTAGAAACATCAAACCCAACAAAGTTCAACGTAGTCGCAGGCGCACTGTTCAACCTTTCATAGTTTTCAGTTGTCGAGTTTACATCCCACTCATTATTGGTTACGCCTGTCTGTGGCACTTCTTTCGTCACGCTTACCACGGGTGTCAGCACTGTCTTAGTCAGGCTGATTGTAGACAGCTCATTTGCTGTGAACGTCTTGGTCAGCGTACCCAGCGTTGCGTTTGTGTCAATGGTTGCGTACTCAAGCCCTGTAGCACCTGAGTTAACAACTAGAGCCTGACCAGCAGTGCCGAGTGTAGATAAGCCTGTGCCGCCTTTAGCAGTGGTCAGTGTGCCTGTGGTTTGTGTCGCCAGGTTAATTGTTGTGGCGATTGCTGCGGTATCTTGAAACGCTGCGCCGTTATAAACGCGCATGGCAGTTGTCGATGTGTTGAAGTAAATAGCACCTGTCACCAGAGCATTGCCATCATTATCAAGTGTCGGGTCTGATGCCTTAGCACCTAAGAACCTATCATCAAACAAGTCATAACTCGCAGCAGCGTTATTAGCCGCAGTTGTTGCCGTTGAGGCACTGGCAGATGCAGAGCTTGCAGAGCCTGATGCCGCACTAGCAGAAGCGGTTGCACTTGATGCAGAGCCGGTGGCAGAGCTTGCACTTGCTGCCGCGTTAGTTGCGTTTGTGTTGACCTCGCCAGCAACAGTATTGACTTGCCCTGACCATGTGTTTGTTGCAGTGATTACAGCAGGCAGTGATGTGCCGTATAAAGTATCTGCGCGACTATCAAAGTTTGCTGGGTCACTTGTTAACGGTGGTGAACCTAGACTTGGAATGCTTTGCGTTATTGTAGTCATCAGACTCGCTCCAGCTCAAAATTCAAAATAACATTTTCGGGATATTGTAAATTGATACTAAAATCACGGTAATACCCAAGCATTGACACCGCTTCAAAGTAACCATCAGTTGCATTATCAATGCCGTACCAGAAGGCAGGCTCTGCGTTAAGCAGGTCTCTCGTTTCAATTATTTTATTGACAGCAATTTTATCACAGAAAACAGTCTGCTTGCTTTTCGGGATATTCCTTCTTTTTACCAAAATCGCATTGCCTTCATCGTCTCTGGTAACAGTTGAAAAGTTCAAGATGTCGCTAATGGCATTGTATTGTGTTCTGCCAAAGATAACTTCACGCCCTACGCCAAGCGCAGCCAGTTCTGCGTTGCCTGATGTTGCAGTCAAAGTAACCGTCACGATGCAGTCGGTATAAGGTGGAATGTTGAAAAAGTTTAAGCTCTTCTGCGTTGTGAATGGCACTGTCAGGTGTTCATACCATGTGCGAACAATTCGAGTATTTAAACTGCCCGTTGAGGTAAAGATAGTGCCGCCACCCAGCACACTGGTAACTGTCACTGTGTAGGAGTTAGCCTGTATGCCATCGAGACAGATACTGTCGATTCGTTTACCTGGTGCGAAAACAACAGTAAATGTCAGAGGCACACTAGTTCGATTGTTTCTGTCGTAGTCAAACAATCGGAAGCGGTTAGTCTTGCCGATATACTTCCATTTTGTGGTGTCGGTCAACGGGTTGCCAGTGTTAGCCGCAACCAGCGATTGATAGAGATCATGATTAGCCAAGTCGGTAACGATGTCACCAAGATCGCAAGATGACCCAGAAGCATAGATTGGATAAACAATGCCTGCTTCAGTCCAGTACGCACCTTCTGCAAGGGTTTGCCCGACATTGCCATTCTGCAAAGATCGCCAGACCGTTTGCGGATCACCGTAGACAGATGCAAGGCCGACCAAAGCATTTATGGCATAGGTTGTCCCAGCGTTATACGTTGCTGCAACCTCCTCTGGCACTGTGCTGGATGTGATTGATGTTATCGCAATGGGCGGGATTACTTTCATGCTGCCACCGTTACAAGTGAGTCACCATCTCTGGTCACGCGCAGCAACAAGTCTGCTGTGCGCTTGGTGTAAAAAGCCATGTTACGCATTTCGGTTAGCATATCACGCATTTCGCTCATCATGCCCCCGTTGTTGCGGTTGCGCGGATCACTCGCAGTTAGTACTTCCTCGCCTTTGTGCAATTCAGCCCTAAAACCGTTAAACGGAACATTTCTAATACCGCCGAAACCTATTCCATCTAACCTGCCGCGTTCAGCCTGACCAAGCGTTGCAGCCCTTTCCAACAAGACATCGGCAGAGCCAGAGGATAACAGGAACTCTCTATCAGCAGGCGATACCTGACCGCCAAGAGCCTCGACCCACTGCTTTGTAAACTGGGTTAGTTGCTCAGACATTGGCGCAGATGTTACGCCCCTGCCTTCCTCTGCTGCTGTACCCAAGAACAAGCCACTGCCCTGACCCTTTTCATCAAAGCCACCAAAAGGATTGTTGCTGAAGTTAACATTAAGGCCAGCCGCTTTTGCGATCTCGGTTAATGAGGCATCGTATTTTCTGAAAACATCAATTACCTCATTTGCTGACGCTTGATCTTCGCGCCTTGCAAAGCCAACAGGAGCAAAGCCAGAGGCAAAGGCATCAACAGCAAACTTTCGGTCAGCAGATGCACCAGGCGCATCGTGAATCAACAGGCCAGCGTTGCTAGAGGTTGTTGGCTTTTTAGCAAGTGCAGCAGCAGCAGCAGCAGCAAGTGCAGCCGCAGCCAGTAAAGGGTTAGCCATAATAAATGCGGTTGCCGCAGTTGCACCACCGGATATTGCAGAACCTACAGCAGCAGCACCGCCGCTTATTGCAGTGCCTACTGACCCAGCAGCAGAGGCTATTGTTGCACCTATACCAGTACCAGCAGCAGCACCACCAGCAGTTCCAGCGGCAGCAGTACCAGCAGCAGCACTGCCACCAGTTATTGCAGAGGTGACAGCCTTAGCAGCAGCGTTTGCAACAGCACTCGTTGCAGCACTGGTAACAGATGCGCCAGCAGACCCACCACGACCACCGCCACTGCTAATGCCGACAAATTCCATCAGCTTGGACGCAGCCCACTCGGCGAGCATCCGCTGAATCATCGTGCTGAATGCTTTCGCGATATTGTCAAAAGCGTTTCTGCCATTATTGAAAATGTCGATAAAGCTTGTGGTCAGGTATTCGTGAGTTCTGGATATTGCCTCTTCTTGCCGTCTTTGCGACTCTATTTCAGCCGCTGCGCGTTGTTCTGAGCCGCGAGTGGATAGCTTAGTCCATACATCTACCGCTTCTTGGTTGCGCTCTGCGGCTGCGGTAGCTGCATCAGTAGCATCTCTCTGGTCATACAGCGAGTTTATTGATGCTTCGATGGCAATCATTTGTTCAGTAGTTAATGCTGTGCCAGCACTCATCACCGCGTTGTAGATTGCTTGTTGTCGCTCATTCAAAACTAGCTGGATTTCTGCGCGTTTGTTTTCTGTTACCAGTTTGTTTGTATGCTCGACAGCCTTTTCCCTAGCAAGGTTCAGTGCTTCTTGTGCAGCCTGGCTAGATTTTAATTCTGCCCTTTCATCAAACAGTGCAGATGCAGATGCAATAATTGCTTCTTTCTGGTCGTCTGTTAATTCAATGCCTTTAATTTTTGTCGCGTTAAGAATAAACAATTCACGCTCAGACAGTTGCAGTGCAGCCCTTTCCGCATCAAGTTCTGTAACCTTTGCCATGATGGCTAGTGATGCTTCTTCTTCGGCAGCAGTCATTGCCACAATCGCAGTAGTTGCGGTTGTTGTACTGCCACCCATTGCTGTGATTGCAATTTCAAGCTCTGCTATTTCGCGCTCAAGGTTTAATGCTTCTGCTGAGTTTTCACCCATTGCCGCAGTAATGTTCTGGTGATTTGCGCGTGATGATACAAGCCTGCCTTGCAAGTCATCTAAACTGCCGACATACGAGGACAATATCCGATTGTGGTTTTCTTCTGTTCTGGCAAGCGCAGCAGTTTCAGCCTCAAGTGCTTCTGTCTCCTGCCGGTTGTCGTACATCATCTTGCCAAGCACTGCCAGCGTTGATACAACACCGACAATGATGCCAACTGGACCACCCAGCAGCGTCAAGGCAACACGCAAAGCACCTGCCGCTGTAGTTGCCACTGTCATGCCGCCGACTGTTGCAGACATCGCTCCGACAAGGCCAACAACACCTTTTGCAGCAAACATTGATGCAGCAATACCGGCAACCGTTGCAACCGTATCAAGGTTCTCTGACAGGAAAACAAGCGCAGCACCAGTTGCACCCACGACACCTTTGACAGCCTCGCTTGAGCCAACAAACTCCATCATGTTGTTGTTGGCAACAGTCATATTCTGTTCAAAGGTTGCAGACATCTTTGTAAATGTCGCATCAATCTCGCCAGAGGCTTGCTGCAATGCTGTAACAACAATCTCAGCAGTAATGCCGCCTTCTGCCGCAAAGTCTCGCAGTTCACCACGGGTCATCCGCAAACTGTCAGCAATGGCCTGCATCAGTATCGGTGATTGCTCTGATACTGAGTTAAATTCATCGCCGCGCAGTGCGCCTGCCGCCAAGCCTTGTGATAACTGTGTAATCGCGTTTGATGCTTCCTGTGCGCTTGCACCAGAAACCGCAAATGATTTGTTGATGGTATCTGTGAGGTCGATTAACTCAGCCTGATCTAGATTTAGGTTGGCCGTTGCGCGTGACAGCCTTGTGTACAGTCCAGCCGTAGCCTCAAAACTAGCGCGTGAGTCGTTAGCAACTCGCATCAATACTGCTTGGGTTGTAGAAAGGTTTTCTGTCGCACCCTGCACAGTCTTAAGCTGGTTGGTTGCGTTTTGCCATGCGTCAGCGTATTCGATAGCCTGCCGAACAACCATTGAGCCGCCCAGCGCAACTATTGCCGCGCCAGCAGCCTTTGCAGCACTTGTTAAGCCGCCAGTGGTTTTGGTGAGTTTATCGGTAGACTTGTCGGCATCATCGCTGGACGCAGCAAGGCCATCCAGCGATTTGCGACCTTTATCGACTTCGGAGCTATCGACCTTAATTCGTAAAGTAACGTCAGTCACTATCAGCCCCCATAAATACCAAGTCTATTCGCCTAAGAGCAATGCGCTCCCATAGCTCTAATTGTACCGCATAAAACCAGCAAAAATCCTGTACATCCTGAGCCGTCATTGCTTTGCGGGTTTTAGAATCTATCAGGCTGCGTATTTGGCAATAATAATCCCAAACATGTAGCCCGTACTCTGGTGCTGGTACTGCGTCAGCAAGTTGATCTGGGATAACGCCTGTTTGACGCTTGATGCTCTCTAAATGTACCCGCAGTGCAATGCCATCTTCTTGTGGTGTCGCCAGCGTTATTTCTGATCGTGCATAATTTACAAGCCCTGCAATCAGGGCATCATAAAATTTGCGTTGCTATGTACCGCAGCATCAACCTGCTCTTTTACCCACGGTAAGCTGACAGACTTGTAAAGCTCAATTGCAGCATCAAAAGAAAACTGCTGATCTTTGCCGTGAAAGAATATTGTCCGTGAATCATCAGTGCGCCAGCCTAAAGTAGAACGAGCCAGCAGTTGTGTGCCTCTTTCGTTTGCTTCGGTAACAATATCCATTTTTTCTTTTTTGTTAGCCGCAACCTTGATTGACTGGTTCGATACTTCGCGAACAGCAGCCTGATACCTTTCAGAGTAACGACCAACAACAGTGATAAAGATGCCAAGCCCCTGACCGTTGACAGGGTTCTTTAGCTCAACATCAACACCCTCATTTGATTTTGTGCCTAGATCAAACTGATCCAAGCTCATCGCTTTCTTGTTCATTCGTATATCCTCGCGGTTTGGTTTAATGCCCTTACCGCCCCGCCGCTAGTCCGCGAGGACTAGTTGGCAGGACGGCAGGTACTCGGTTAAGCTACTGCGCTATCCTGTATAACTATCGTTGTTTCGTCAAAAGCCAAAGCAGCACCGCCGTCTACGTTCAGTCGCGCACTAAAAGGATAAGTACGCATAATTGCATCGCCATCATCTGGTGAGTCACCAGTGATTCGGATTTTCGGTATTGAGAAGCCCATAAAGTCAGCAGCGTCAGTCTCATCAGCAGCAGCAGCAACAATCAGGCTGATTTCAGTTTCTGCATCGTAAAGCGCAGAAAGGGTTTGATCACGCAGCATTGCCATGAACTGACCAGTCACCACGATCTGATTACGGAACACATCACCAGACTCGTTGCTGCCGATCTCTGCGCCTGTTGGTGCTGCGCCGTTGGCAATCTGTATATTCACAGCAGTCACAGGAATTGCAGTGCCATTGATGAAAATACGACCATTGATGGATGCAATGATGCCGGTCTGCGTTTCAGCAGTTGGGCTGGTCATTACCTGTGAGCCAGACAGTGCGCGTGACAGGCCAGCCAGTGTAGCTGACATTGTTCT